CAAGTTACGAGCCTCGAGAAGATTGAGGCCGCAACTGCCGAACAGGTCCGACTGCAAAAGGAAATGGGAGGCTTTAAATGAGCGATGTATTTGAACTCGCAAGCAGTCGCAAGTTTGACTTTAACGAGGGCAAGCCACGAGCCGAGCGCAAGTTCATCGTCACTGGTGCAGCCGATGAGTCCGTAGTTATTGCGTTGTTTGGTTCGACTCTCCCTGATCAGTACGACAACTATCCCAACGATTCGGGCATGCCGTACAACATGCTTGCATTCACGTACGACATCACGAAAGAGCCAAACGCACTCGAGACGTGGCACGTGACGATGAAGTACAAGGCGCAGATCATCGGATCGGGCGCAACCAATCCGACATCGACGAACCTTGTGCCCAACGAAGTTGGATATCGCACGGCTCGACTCTCGATGACTGCGGAGTTTCAAGATGTCTATCGACGATTCGCAAGTGTGGCATCGATGCAAGCCGCAGCGAGTGGAACAAATGAGACAACGGATATCGGCGGTTTCTCAGTCGATGTTGCGGGCATTCCGCTTTCGAGGTTGCACTATCGACAGGAGATCACGATCCTCATTACGGATCAATTCTTGCCCAATGCACAAGCGATCGCAGCACAAATCGGAACACGCAACGACGCATCGTTTTTGAACTATCCACTTGGAACGGTCCTATTTGCAGGCTGCAACTGCGAGACTATTCCCGAGGTCGGGCGCAACTCAATCGAGTACCGATTTGTTTTTGATCAAGCGTTCCACTGCCTGCAGTATCCGCTGAAAGGAAACAACGCATCGCCGATCTTGTTAACGGCAGATTCAGGCAACCTAAAAAAAGGCAGCGCACAAACGGTTCTCTATAAGCAGCCGTTCACATACTTGACAAACTTCAGCAATCTCTCAACCTACTTTGGAGGACTATAAATGGCAGATGAAATCACGATCCAACTCAACATCGATGTCTCGTCAGGCAACTATCGATCCTCTTTTCGACCAGGGCAAATCTCGCCCGACATGGCGACGATCATCGGCTCGGACCTAGTGCAGAACATCACGACTGCAGCATTCCAAGCCCTTGGCATTGGCGCAGGTGTGACTGCAGGCGGCATCTACTGGTTTCGCAATTTGGACACGAGCACAAGCGTGACATTCAATCCATCGGTTCAAATTGCAATGGGCGCAACAAATGGGGCGGGAACTTCGACACCGTTTCTGAATCTGCGACCAGGTGAATTTGCGATGGGTCGATGCGTCACAACCACGATGTGCGCTCTGTCCTCGACTGCGACCGCCAACCTGCAGTTCGGAATCATGTCGGCATGAAACTCCCACGGTTCACCAGTGGAAGTATCGGGAGGCTCGACTACAAGGCACTCAATCAGGCGTTCACGTCGATCGAGAATCTTGAGGGTCGAGCGAACTCGAACCCACAACAGTACACAGGCGCAATCCGTGAGTCGTTCGTTGCAACGATCACAGGACTAATGACGGACTCGATCCAAGGCGCAAACCAAACCACTGGACAGGGCACACTGTTCAAGACCTATGTCTACGACTGGAAAGAGGTGGACATCTCGTACGGTCTTGACGGATCGAACAGCGGTGTCGGTGTCAGTGATTTGCAAGGCGCACGAGGGATCGACTACACGAGCGGCGTGACGATCACGCCACCTGCATCGTATTATCCTGCGATCGACTTTGCGCCGTATCGCAGATTCGCCACGGGCGATGTCGTGATGCTGACTCGCTGCGCTGTGAAGAAGGGCTCGACCTACTCGATGATGTACACGATCACGCCAGTCTCGGCGGTGACTCCGTTCCTTGCGAGACTGACTGCCGTTGTCGGAACAGTTGGAGCGGGTCGATATGCGTGGACAGGACTCTCACGCATCATCGAGGGTACGGTTGCGCTCAAGACCGAGGCCACAAATCTTTACGAGATCAATCGAGTTTCAACGCCTGGTGCGACAACTGCATTGACCGTGAACTCGGCATCTTGGGATGGGTCAGGAAGTTGGGGACACGGACAAAGTCTCGTACAAGCACAAACAACATTCACAAAGTTGCAACTGCCGACAGGTGCAGCGGGCACGGGTACAATTGTCATCATGCACCAAAGCCATGTACTTGAATCTGCAGCGGGCACTGCGTTCTACTTTTACTCGGTCGCTCCAATATCTGCGGCTTGCACATGATCACTCATTCTTGCTGTTGTTCTCCACAAGGGTGCACAGGAGCGACTGCTTTTAAGGACACAATACTTGCAGTCGATCTTGGAGATTTAGCGTGCAATCTTACTGGAACTCTTACACCAAAATACCAAGTCTCGAGCAGCAGCATTGATTATATAGAAACATCTTTTAATGGATGCGCAAATTTGGATTGTTGTTTGATTTGCGGGGATGGAGTATGTACAAGTTTTTGCACATCTAAGAAAAACCAAATTTTTTGTCTACCAATTCATGTTAAAAATGAAAGTCGCTATTTTCCTTCTGGTACAAGTGCTAGTTATTGTTCAGATTGTGAAGATGCACCAGTAGTTGATTGTCAAGGCTGCGCAGGGTTTCCTGCAACATCCTTTACGAGTAATGGCTTTGATAGTCGTGCGGCATTAATTGGTATTGCTGGTGGATGTGATGCAGGCGCAGCAACTCGCTACACCATTGCTACAAAGACATCAACTGTTACGACTGGAAATAAAACCGTTGTTCTTAAAAAGAAATTAGCGGTAGGAGTTACTACATCTCCAATAGCAAATACTTATCCAAGTTGCGTCATGATGACTTTGGAGTTTAGAATTGATGGATCAACAACAGGTTCTTGCGCTGACACTGTCAGTCAAGAGGTTGTTTATCACAGCGTGTGGAATGGCACTGATACAGCAGCGCAGTTTTTGGCGAAGCCGATGACGCTTCATGTCGTAAATTGGCTGTACGATATCTGTCTTTACCACAAGGGAGCAAGTGGCTATTGTTATGGATATGACACTGCAAGTTTTGTGCAAGCCGAATGCTTTTCAGATTGCACTGCAATTCCTTACAGCATTGACTACACAGAGGAAGCGGCAACAATTATCCCGTCAAGTTACGAATGTCCTCCGAGCACATCTGCTACTCTAATTGATCCCGACTGGCAGCCTTGGCAAACTGTTCCAGCAACAATTGCACCACTATGAGAGAAACCTTTAGAGTAAAAACAACGGTTGACGAACAGAAAACTGAAATGATGAAATTTCAAATACGAGAAAAACTCGAAGGCGAAACCGAGTCGCAGTATGTTGAGCGACTGACGGCCGAGTACAAAGCGAAGATGAGCGACGCAACTCCACCGGCTCTGTTCGCACGTGCGATCACTTTCATCCAGGCGATGGCATCGAAGGTGTTCGAGTTGCCTGCGAGCGAAGCGATGCAGCGTGAGCGACTCGATGTATGTTTTGCATGCGAGCATTTCATAGTGGCGATGGATCAACCCGAGCAGGTCGGTCACTGCGCTGCGTGCGGATGTGGGAAGTCGAAGATGACATCGCTGCCCGAGAAGGCGAAGATCCTCAAGTCGACCTGCCCAAAGAATCTGTGGGACGTGACGATCGACCCCGCAGCCGTTGCGCTGACGATCGCTCCGCCACCGCAATAACGGTCTTTCTTGTCTGGGGCGGTGACGGATGTCCAAGCGTCCGCACCGCCCTTTTCTACTACGATCGATCCTGAAGCGTGCGTTTCACGGACTACTACAGACACCACCCATACCCAAGGAACGCACCACAGGCAGCCCTAGCCCGTCAGGTCTGGACGGCTGGCGATGCCGTACGCATTATTTGGCAAATACTGTGGGTGGTCGTGGGTGTGCTATTGGGATCGTGTGAGGAGAGTGTAGGAAATTTGTAAATTATCTGTAGATAGACTTGACATTGGTCGATACATGTGTCATACTTCACCCGTTCAGACAACCCGCCCAACAGGGCAGACAGGAAAGAAAAATGAAAAACGCAACAGCAACAGCAAAGACCGTCAAGATCCTCGGACAGGTTGTTCGAGTCGGCAGCAACAACCACAAGAAACTTGCTGCACAACTCAAGCACTTCAACGACCTCGCAACAGGCGAGCATGAACTGCGAGAGATCTGTGCGATCGATCGTGCAGATCACGCTCGCTGAGTTCTCGCCCCACTCGCCTCACAAGGCGAGGACGGCATGCACTCCGCATGAGTTCAGACACAAGAAAGGCAAACACAATGACTCAAGAAAGAATTGACAACATCTCGGAAACATCATCAGCGGTCTACTCAATCGACTACACGATCTCAAGGTTTCTTGCGATCGTCACTCGGGAGGAAATGGGAACACTGCTTCCGCTCGACAGCGCAAATGATGACTTGATCCAAGAGCGCATCAGAATTCGACTCGATGAATGCAGAAAGTTTTTTGCACAGTGGGTTGGACATGGCGTGTCAAACGGTCGATACGAAATTAAGGGTCGACCGTGGATCAGTCGTGACGGATACGAGTGGATCGATGCACACACGAGCGAACCAGTTGACACAGAGGAGTTTCACGCATCAACGATCACGATGTTTGGTGGTCCATGCAACGGCGAGGACACAAAATGAACCAAGCACACGGATCACCGTTCGACCGAGGATCAGCCGACTCCTGGTATCGACGACCAGCGCAACCGCACTACATGATCGACGGCGCAAGGATCGAGAAAGCAGACATGACCGCAGAGCAGATCGCAGAGTACGAGGCAGGCTTTCTCGACAACGAGAAAACAGGCGGACGAAAGGACTACGCATGAAGCCATCCATCACCACAACTCCACAGGCAGCCGTCAACGAGATCCTCGGCTCGATCGCCTGGCGACATCTCGGCATCGCCGACATTGAGAACCTTGACGAAGATCCAGTCGACCAGTACTCAAGAATCAAGATCAGAGAATCACTTGCCGAGGCGTTCTTGGCGGGAACAGCATGGGGCATCGACAACACGAAAGGCACAAAATGACAACTACACCCGAACAACTGCAGCGCATCCTCGAGACTCTTTTCCCAAGGTCCAAGTACGCAACTCAACCCGCACCAGTCGAGGTCAAGGTCGAGGTCAAGATCGACGACAAGCCAACCACAGAAAAGGAAAATAACAAATGATTTCTATATTGCTCGTCGCTGCAATCGCAGCGTGCATCGTGTACATTGTCAGTAGTTCAGATCAGATCGATAACCAATGTGGTGTCGATCTCACATATCAACGCAACAAGAAAGGCAAGAAATGAAGCACTCAGAAAGTATCGCAGCATTAGCAGGCGCACTTGCGAAGGCGCAACTGCAAATCGAACCCGCAAGCAAGAACGCAACCAACCCGCACTTCCGCAGCCACTACGCAGACTTGGCATCCATCTGGGATGCGTGCCGTGGACCGCTCAACACGAACGGTCTATCGATCGTGCAGTTTCCGTGCGATGGCGATGTCGGTCGCACGGGACTTTGCACGATGCTGCTGCACTCGAGCGGCGAGTACATCAGCGAAGTGGTCACAACTCGATCGCAGAAGGACGATCCTCAAGGCCTCGGCAGTGCGCTCACCTATCTGCGCCGATACGCACTCGCTGCCGTTGTCGGTGTGACTGCGACCGAGGACGACGATGGAAATGCAGCCTCGACTCCTGCAAATGCAAGAGTGGCTGCACCTGCGCCACGACCGTACATTCCTCCTCCAGTATCGCCGCCCGCCGTTAATGCGCCACCTATGGCGCACAAACCCGTGAGTCAACCAGTGAGTCAACCAGTTGCCAAGCCGGTGCAAACTGCGACAAGCGCAACAAGCGCAGTCCAGGCGATCGTCGAGTACTACAAAGTCGACGAAGGCATGGGCAAGAACAACAAGCCATACAAAAAGCACAGGATCGGATGGACAGGACTTGACGGCAAACTCACATATGGAACGACTTTCAGCGCATCCGATGGCGAGTGCGCATGCGAGTCGATGAACCTCAACTGCCCATGCGAGATCACTTTCGTGACAGGTCAGTACGGCTTGGACATCAAGTCCGTCAAGATGTCTGCCATGCCGATGTCCGCAACCGAGTACGCAGGAGGCGACGATGAGATCCCATTCTGAGCCCAAGCGCAAGCCCAAGAAAAGTCAGGCAGGTCGGCTCGCACGCAAGCACAGCGGAAACGGGTGGTGCGACATCGACACCAACTTCCCGCCGACCATCGTTCTCGCCGTATGCAAGCAGTTGGAGTACGAGTCGTTCGGTGAAGGGACGGACGGTGTGCGTGCGGTGAGCAGGCGCAACGCACGCACGCTCGCTGCTCTGCTCGAGTTCACGGATCTGCGTGTGGTCGATGTGGCGAAACTCCTTAAAATCAATCGAGACCAAGGATGGAACTTGCGTCGTAAGTGGATCGACCTCGACGAGGAGCAACGCCAAAGGTGGCTCGGTGTAGTCTTCGCACGGCTCAAATGACAACGCCGAGGGTCGGGTGCAGGATGTATACGAGCCAGTCTGCACTCGACCCAAAGCATCACAAGAAAGAACCAATGCACGGACCTGCAAACAATTTGAATGTCGCAACATGGATGCACGAATGGGGGTACTATGTGGGCGTGCGTATCGCCTCAACTCTTTTTTATATCTTCTGTCCCGTCGGCAATGTCTTGGCGATACGCACAATTTCTCTTGGACTTGCAGGCGGGACAGAAAATATCGAAAGGTTGCAGTCTTGAAAGACGAAGCAAAAAACTACTACATGCCGCTGTATTTCGATGACTTTGTAGCGGGGACATACGACATGTCCTCGGCTGCTCGAGGCGTTTACATCATGCTCCTGGTCGCATTGGCGCAAGGCAAGCGAGTCCAAGCGACCATGGCAGCACTGCAACGGTTGGGCGGCGATCTCACCGACTCACAGTTCGATGAGATCATGGACAAGTGCCGAATATCTGACGATGGCTTCCTGATCAACGACAAGGTGGATCGAGTTATGGCAGCGATCCAGAGCAAGCGGACGAACGGCAGGGCGGGCGGGTTATCGGAGACCTCGCAAGCGAACCTGAAGCAGAACACCGAGCGGACTACCGAGCGAAACCCTAGCGGACGACCGAGCGAAACGCCGAGCGAAATACCGAGCATCCTAAATCCTAAATCTGAAATCCTAAATCCTAAAGCTCAAAGCGTAAATCTTAAATCTGAAATGTCAGATAGCCTCGAGCCCGACAAGAAGTCGGCTCGTAGGCAGGTGGTCGGGATCACTTGGGATGCTGTCAGTGGGTTTCAAAATGTAACCGACTCGCACAAGATCGCCTGGAGAGTCGCATACCCCAACTGCTCCGTCGAGACAACACTGGCAAGGATGCATGTATGGCTCATCGCCAACCCGAGCAAAGCACACAAGACAAACTGGTTGCGGTTCATCGCAAATTGGTTCGCACGCACACGAGAGGACGGCGGTAATCTGCCACCGTCCAGACCGACGGAATCCAATTTCTAAAGAAAGGGAAACATGGAAGAACGAACATGGCAACACAACGAAATTCGAATTAGGCAGATGTGGCCCAACGCACAATGGGGCGATGAGGGCAACGAGTTGAGAGCGATCTTCAAAAAGCATCTTTCAGGTTTGATGCAGAACCACCTCTACACAGCGATCGACGAAGTCAAGGTGAACTTCTCATCGCATCAACCTGAACTCAAGTGGTTTATCTCCGCATACGACCGCATCGTGGACAGCAACCGCAAATTTGAAAGCGGAGCAACTCGTTCAGCCGACAAGTGGTGGGTGGACTTTGAACGACCAAGCAAGCACACAGGACTCCCGTACAAGTTCTCGACCGATGCGCCGGACTTTAAGACGGCGACCGCTCTCGCCGCAAGCACTGGCGGTCGAGTTCGCAACCACTCGCAGGTCATTGAGCAAGACTCGCTCGTGCATTTCCTCAAGGCACAACCTCGTGCAGACATCGCTGAAGCAGTCGGCGCACTTCGTGCTCGTGGCATCATGAGCAAGAATCAACTCTCCTCGGATATCAGTCAGTGGCGACCAGCCACAGTCGGTTTCGTCACACATCAACTCCAAACCCGCAAACAGAAAGCAATCGCATGATCACAGAAATGCAGAAACAACTCAACACCATCACCGTCGGCAGCATCCTCGCAGCGGACCAACTGCGTGAACTACACGGCGCAGCGAAGGCTGCGCAGGCACGACTGCGTGAACTCATCCAACTCATCGAACTCTCAGCGATCGAACACATCGAGACAACGGGACACGACATCGAACTTGTCGACGGCAAGCGTTGGTATGTCGGCACGGAAAAGAAGATCAAGGCGATCGATGACACGATGATCCTGCAGGCAGTCCTCGAGTCCAGCGGTGGCGATGTGATGAAACTCACGACAGGAGAGTTCGGCGTGCTCTGCTCGAGCCCGTGGAAAAACGGCGCAGTCAAGCAACTGATCGGACAGGAAAAGTTTGATGAGTTGTTTCTGACATCGACCGTGCAGTCGCTCGAGACCGGCAAGGCCGCAAAGGTCTTGAAGGTCGCTGATCCTGCGTTTTAAAAAGGTGGCACGCAGTGAACAAATTTTTATTGTGTCCTGACGATGGAGTTGATCCTCGATATTTTTTAGTTGCAATGCATATGTTTTCTTTAGAAAAACAACTTGATCTAGCGCAAAAACAACTTGATAAATCAAAAAAAATACTTGATTCACTTTCTTTTGCTCATGAAATGATTGATCCAATTGAAAACGGTAAAGCACAAAAAATGATTCGCACACATTTGGCAAAAAATAAAAAGGTGGCACGCAATGAACGCCGATGAACTCGCACAGTCGATCAGGTCCAAGCACGACAAACTCGAGACCGACTGCAAGCAAACCGTGCTCGCAGTCGAACTCGTTGCGCTGCAGATGAAGGTGGCTGCGCTCACCGCACGAGTGGCACAACTCGAACGGGACGAACTCGAACGCACACAAACGCAGGAGCAGAAGTGAGCAAGCAGTTTGATGCAGTGCAGTATGCAGCGGACGATCCCGCCAAGCACACGGTCATCGCATGGCTTCGATCCAACCGCATCGAGGCGTGCGTCAATCCTGACCAGTTCGGCATCGACATACTTGCAAGCAGGAACAGCGACAAGTTCGAGATCGAGGTCGAGGTCAAGCACAACTGGAAAGGCAAACACTATCCATTCGACACGGTCCACATCTCAAGTCGAAAGGAAAAGTTTGCGCATGAAAATTCAGGCGTGTTCGTTTGGTTCTGCCTTGTAAATCACGAGCGCACGCACGCAGTCTTTGTGCCTGGTGTCGAATTCTTGGCTGCGCCGATCGTTGTCAAGAACACGACCTGCACCAAGGGCGAAAGTTTTCGAGAGATAAAAACAGGAACGGTCTACAGAATTACGCAGGATGCGAAACATGAGCGAGTCCAACCGAGATAAAACACTTACACCATACGATCAGGTGGCACGGATGTACTCTCTGCGCAACCCGCACGATCCGATCTCACCAGAGCGTGCACAGGCAATCGGTGTCGGCGCAATTATGAAACTCAAAGCCAAAATGAAAAGCGAGGCGGAATGCAAGAGGATCACCAAACTTCGTCGGGCATTGACTTAATGACATGGCTCAACTTCGAGGCTGCCATCACTCGCAACCCACGAGTGGCGCAGTCGCTGCGTGACTCTGCAGCAGAGATCGGACACCTGCGCACGCAACTTAAGGCCGCAGGGATCAACAACTACAACGAGTTGACCAGTGCGCTGCGTGACATGACACGCACAGCGGAGGTCGTGCTGACCACGCCACACCTGCAGATCGAGCAGCGGGAGAACGCACGGGCGGATATGGCAGAGTCGGTCCGGTACTGCAAAAAACTTATGCAGTCATAGGATCATTCATGCGCATAAAGATCGCCAATCGGACATGGTCGCTCGACTTCGTCAAGGCATCCGAGATGCAGTCCAGGGCAAATTGGGGCGAGTGCGACTTGCCAACCGCACGCAAGCCCATGATGACGGTGCGGAGATCGCTCGCACCAAAGGCAATGCTCAATGTCACGATCCATGAAATGCTCCACGCTTGCCGTCCCGAGTTGTCGGAGGAAGCGGTGAAGGACACGGCGGACATCATCGCAACTGCGCTCTACAAGTTGGGCGCACGGATCACGCCTCCGACCGTGTAAAGTGCTTGCGCATACGATTTGATGACGGGGTCAGGGGTATGATGCAACTTGTAAGAAATACTTACATGTTCTTCCTACAAACCCTCCGTCACCACGACAACCGTCCTCGCTCGTTCGCCTCACGGCGTAGTCTGAACAACTTGAGCATGGGCGGTTGTTTTTTTTCGTGCTAGGATTTGTGCATGCCGATGGAGGACAACCCATTAGCGAGGTGGATCATCGAGCGCAAATCGCTCGAGGCTGATCTTGTGCGCCTGCAGATCACGCTTGCACAGTGCGCAGGACACATCACACTTGAGCAGATGGACCGACTCGGCGTGTCGATCGACAAGGCAGTAAACATCACGGACCGAGCGAGCCTCGAGGCACTTGCACGACTGGCTCGCAATGGCAGCACATGAGCAACAAACTACATCACGGTGACTGCCTCGAGGTCATGCCAACGCTCGATGCAGACAGCGTCGATGCGATCATCAGCGATCCACCATACGGGTTGTCGTTCATGGGAAAGGCGTGGGATCACGGCGTGCCTGGCGAAGTCTTTTGGCGTGAGGCGTTGCGAGTTGCGAAGCCTGGTGCGCACCTGCTCGCATTCGGTGGCACTCGGACATTTCATCGGTTGACAGTTGCGATCGAGGATGCGGGATGGGAGATTCGTGATTGCGTGATGTGGGTGTACGGCTCGGGCTTTCCGAAGTCGCACAACGGCGAGTGGGGCGGCACAGCACTCAAGCCTGCGTGGGAGCCGATCATCGTCGCACGCAAGCCGCTAATCGGCACAGTCGCTGCGAATGTGCTTACGCACGGCACGGGCGGCATGAACATTGATGGGTGCAGGGTGGGGACGGAGCAGACGACCACCACGATAAAGGACTTGTCGCAGGCGCACGGCAATCAGTTTGGCAAGTCGGGTATCACATATCCCAAAGTCGGGGAGAAGTTAAATCCTCCGGGCCGCTGGCCCGCCAACCTGATTCACGATGGCAGCGATGAGGTGACGGCGGGATTTCCAAATGCAGGTGGTGGAAAGTTCAAAGGTCCAACCGCTCGCATGCGCAACAACGGGCTTGGCCTTGGAACTGACGATGAGCGGCACGGCGCAAGCGTTGCGCCAGACAACTACGGCGACAGCGGCTCTGCCGCTCGCTTCTTCTACTGCGCCAAGGCGAGCAAGGCGGACAGGGACGAAGGATGCGAGGGGATGGAGTTGAGGCTACCAGTAGATGGGGCTGACAAGTGGACAGAACAAGACCGCAGACGTGGCGAAGGCATAACCAGACAGCCGAGCCGCAACCACCACCCAACCGTCAAGCCGACTGCGCTCATGCGATACTTGTGCAAACTCGTCACGCCACTCAACGGCATCATCCTCGATCCGTTCATGGGGTCAGGATCAACTGGCAAGGCGGCAACGCTCGAGCGTTTCAACTTCATCGGCATCGACTTGAGCGCAGAGTATGTTGCCATCGCACAGGCTCGCATCGATGCAGCGACGAAACAAATCGCAGAGCAGTTGCAATATGGCAGCAGTTGAGATGCTCAACTTTGTTGCGTTCGGACTGCCATCTCCCGGCGGATCGAAGTCTGCATTCCGCAACCCTCGCACAGGCAAGATCGTCGTCGTCGATGCAGGCGGAAAGAAGACTCGGACATGGCGAACGGTCGTTGCGCACGCAGCCCGTGCCGCAATGTCAGGTGGTGAACTCATGCAACCACCTCTCGCACTCGTGATTGAGTTCAGGATGCCGAGACCAAAGGCGCACTACAAGGCAAGCGGCGAGATCAAAGCAGATGCGCCGTGGTTTCCCATCGTGCGTCCCGACCTCACGAAACTTCTGCGCTCGACTGAAGATGCGATGACGGGCATCGTGTGGCACGACGACTCTCAAATCGTCGAACAAAATATCCACCGCACCTACAGTTCGAGTGAGGACACGGGTGCACGAATCACCGTGTACTCGATCACCTCGAGGAGTCCAGCGCATCAAACCTCAACCCGCATGCAAGAGTGGCAAGAAGGCAGGCAAAGTTTTGCCTCCATCGACTCGCACGACAAAGCGAAGAAAGCCGTGGCAAGCAAAGCGAGTGCATCCGTCGATCGTTGAGATCGACTGCGACATGGAGGGCATCGACGAGCAGTGGGTGCTCCTGCGTTCCGATGCGCATCACGACAACCCGCACAGCGACCACGAGCGAGAGAAGCAGGACCTCGACGAGGCGATGAATCGCAATGCAATCATCTTGGACATCGGCGATTTCTTTTGTGCGATGGGCGGTCGTGCAGATCCACGCCGGTCACGACATGGACAGACTCGAGATGAGCATCTCGATTCGCCCGACTACTTCGATTCGCTTGTGAAGCACGGCGCAAAGTTCCTTGCTCCGTACGCATCACACATCGCACTCCTCGCACAGGGCAACCACGAGACGGCCGTATCGAAGAATCAGGAGACGGATCTTACGGCACGACTGGTCGAACGCATCAACACGCTTGCGGGCTCGTCGATCCTCGACGGTCGATACGGAGGCGATCTGTACTTCAAGATGCGCCGAGGATCAAAGACAACATCGTTTTGGTTGACATACTTTCACGGCTCGGGTGGTGGCGGCATGATGAGTTTCGACACGCTGCGTGTGCGTCGGCAGTCATCGTGGAATCCAGTTGCATCGGTTGTCGTGTGCGGTCATGTGCATGAGCGATGGGCGATGGAGATGGTGCGCAAGATTCCTGCGCTAAACAAAAGCACATACAGCGTGTTCCTCGAATCGCAGTGGCATGTGCGATGCGGTTGCTACAAAGACGAGTACGGCGGCGACAGCGACACCGAGACTCATCCATCGGGTGCAGGTGGTTGGCACGTCGAGCGTGGCGGTCCACCGAAACCGATCGGCGCAATGTGGATGAGGATCAAGATCGATCGAAAGCAAACGCAAGGCGGCGATTTCTGCCGAGCCAAACTGGACTTCATGCCAACATGAAAGGCGTACCCGACGAAGACAAGCGGGCTGCACTTGCCGTGCGTGAGATCGTCGCACGATTCGTCGAGGAGGCAAATGCCGACTCAGTCGTCGTAATGTGGACGAGCAACAGTAAGATCGGCACGAAGGCGAAGATCACCACATGGGGCAACCAATTTGCCATACGGGATATGATCAAGACAGCGTCCGACGATTACTGCATCGAGAGAATCAATGCGATCAAACTCAAGATCGACAAAAAACCAAAGCCGAAAGATGAACCGTGACAGACCAAAATCCTCGAAGTCAGACCGTTCTCGGCAGCACAATCCAAATGCTCCAACTCGTCGTGTTAATCATCGGAGTCGCAGGAATCTTCCTGACGATTGGGCGCAGGGATCAGGTGCTCGAACAGAATCAGATTCAAGTATCCGATCTGCGGCTGATCTGCTCCGATCTCGCACGAGTGGTTGGCTCGCTGTCTATCTCGGATGCATCGCAGACGGAACAATTGCGCTCCATCGATGCGAGACTCGACCGGCTCGAGACGAGATGAGACCACACAAGCCAAAGCACTGGATCGTGAAGGCGTGGGCTCGAGTGTGCACGAGCGCATCCGTTGCACGCTCGATCAACCCGACGCTGTGGGCGATCATCGATGTGCTCCTCGTTGCGTTCTTGATGTGGTCGATCATCCAGGCGTGCAAGCCGTGACAACTCGCAGCGAGGAGTTGCGGACGGTTGCACAGGTGCGTGAGTTCCTGCGTGAACTCCTCGACCCGAAGACCACTCCCAAAGTCCCTGCTACGATCAGAGACAAGGCTCGTCGCTTGCTTCGACACTATCCGCTCACATTATCCATCATCACGAAAGAGGCCCACACATGAATCTCAAGAACAAAAACTGGAAGACCACAGGCGCAGGCGTTGCTGCCATCCTCGTCGCAGTGTCCGCTGCACTGACGGCGTTCACCGACGGCGACCCTGCCACGACGATCGACTTCGCATCGCTGCTCGCTGCAGTCATCGCAGGTGTCGGTTTGATCTGCGCTCGAGACGGTGACAAGACAAGCGAAGCCATCGGAGCGAAGTGATCCACTACATTCTCATCGGCATCATTGTCGTACAGTTGGTATGGATTGGCAGAATGATCGAGCGAACAAGCAAACACAGGAGGTGGTAGTTGTATGCATTTCTTCGTGCAATATTTGATGCGCTGCTCTCGTTCATCGGAACGAACGCAGGCAAGGGAAAGCAAGCCATCGAAGCCGACAAGAAACCCGAAGTACTGGCGAAGGCTGGCTCTCGTATTCGTGAGTACATTCGTTTGCGTGGGGTGCAGTCGAGTAGTCCTGGTGACGGAAGCAAGCCCGATAAGGATCGGACCTGACTGCAAGGCGCAGGTGTATACGCTGATCGACGGCGAGTGGCGACTCGGTGACAATCGAGTTGTGATCCCTGAAGGGTGGTATGCAGTGCCACCTAGTTTTGTGGACAGCAAATGAACGACATCGAGACCAACACATCAGGACTCCCGATCAAGGACGACTCGCATCTGCGTGCGCATCTCAAGATGATGCAGCGTGCGATCACCGAGCAGTGGGATATTCCGATCCATGTCCGCACGCAACTCGTCAAGAAACTCGTCGAGATCATCCAAGATCCCGACACGGATCAGCGTGCAGTGATCGGCGCAAGCAAGGTAATCCAAGCGATGGCAAAGGACAACCTCGACGGCTACATCGCAGCGGACAAGATCGTCCGACTCGATGAAGGAGCAGCGACCGAGAACTTCAAGTTCGGTCCGATCGAACTTTGACAGTCACGACTCTGACACTTCCGAAAATGTATCCAGCGCAGCGGCGTGTGATCATGGACTCCGCTCGCATCGTCGTGATCGAAGCGGCGACCAAGGCAGGCAAGACTGCAGGCTGTCTTATGTGGTTGCTCGCCAAGGCGTGGAACGACAAGAAGGCGGGTGGCTCGTATTGGTGGGTCGCACCCGTGTATCAGCAGAGCAAGATGGCGATGGACCGTGTGAAGAAGTGGCTCATCCAAGCAGATCCACACAAGGCGCACTGGTCATCGCACGACACAGACTTTTGGATCATGCTCCCAAGCGGTTGCAAGATATGGTTTCGCAGTGCCGATGATCCTGACAACTTGTATGGCGAGGATGTGCGAGCCGCAGTGATGGACGAGGCAACAAGGACACAGGAAGATGCGTTCTTTGCGGTCCGATCTACGCTGACCGCAACTCGTGGACAGTTGCGAATCATCGGCAATGTTCGAGGTCGCAAGAATTGGGTGCATCAGATGGCGCAGCGGGCGGACGGTGTCGAGGTCGCCTACCACAAATTAACTTGTTGGGATGCAGTCGAGGGCGGCATCCTCGAGCGTGAGGAGATCGAGTCGGCGAAGCGTGATCTGCCCGATCATGTGTTCCGTGAGTTGTATCTCGCAGAGCCTGCGGACGATGGCGGGAATCCCTTCGGCATTCCTGCGATCGGTCGATGCGTCGCAACGCTGTCAACTGATCCAGTCGCAGCTTGGGGCGTCGATCTCGCGAAGTCGCACGACTGGACCGTTGCAGTTGGGCTCGATGCCGACTATCGAGTTGCAGAGATCCACCGTTGGCAATCGGACTGGGGACAAACCAAGCGGCGACTCATCGAGATCATCGGCGACAAGCCTGCATTGATCGACTCGACTGGTGTAGGTGATCCGATCGTCGAGGAGTTGCAACGCTCGCTGCCGTGCGTCGAGTCGTTCAAGTTCACATCGCAGAGCAAGCAGCAGATCATGGAAGGGCTTGCGGCACGAATCCAAAGTGGTGGCATAGGATTCTGTGATGGTTGGTTGCGTGACGAGCTAGAGGCGTTTGAATTTGAGTACTCTCGCAACGGAGTCAAGTACAGTGCACCATCGGGCGTACACGATGACGGCGTGTGCGCACTCGCTCTCGCCGTTCGATTGTTGGGTACGACCGCACGAAACACGCTCGAAGTAAGGATAATTTGATGGCACTACTAGACTTCTTCCGACGACGACGACCCGACCTGACGACCAAAGCGGTCTACGACGATTCAAAGTTTGTTCAATCATCCATCTCGATTCTCGACAATGCTGCAGGGCGTGGCAAGATGCCACCATTTTCAATGCAGCGGAGCGTGCTCTCATTTGAATCTTGGGTGTACGCAGCAGCGATGCTCAATGCGCAGGCCGCATCGAGTGTCCCTCTGCGTTTATATGTTCGCACGGATGCGCAAGGACCGCAGAAGTTTTGGCGCACTCGCAAGGTCAGTCGTGCACGCAAGGCGTATCTTTTAGGCGACAGTGAGCGCAAGCCATCGCCGAGCGTCATGAAGTCCGCAGCAACTGCAGGCGATTTCGAGGAGGTCGTTGATGCGCATCCGATCCTCGAGTTGTTGCGCAAGGCGAATCAGTACGAGGACGGCTTCTCGCAGTCAGTCATGCGCATGCTCTACATGGAGTTGTGCGGCAATGCGTATCTGCATGTGGTGATGGACAAGGCTCTCGGCGTGCCATCGGAGATCTACACAGTCCCGGCGCAGAATGTCACGATCCTGCCTGGCAAGACTGAACTGGTCGAGGCGTACTTGTACGGAGTCAATCGAAACGAGATGCAGCGATTCGAACTCGACGAGATCATCCACTTCAAGCGACCAAACCCACGCAACCTCTACTACGGACTCGGCAAGGTCGAGGCTGCATACGGAGCGATCCAACAATCGCAAGCAGCGCACATACAGGACTTGTCTTTTTTGGAGAACATGAGCAGACCTGACTATGCTGCCATAGTAAAAGGTGGCGCAAGCGAGGCATCGATGCGGCGGTTCGAGGAGTCGATGCGATCGCTGCACCAGGGGACTCGCAAAAGTGGACGCATGGTCACGATCAGCGGCGACATCCAACTCATGCCGCTAAATTTCCCAAGCAAGGATCTGACTGGTCGAGATGACATTGTCGAGGAGATCTCTGCGTGCTTTGGCGTTCCAGTCTCGATGCTCAAGGCGAACGATCCAAACCTCGCATCGGCGCAGGCTGGATACTCGATGTGGCGTGAGACGACGATCGCTCCGATCTGCAGGATGGACGAGGAGACCTTGAACAGTCGACTGCTCCCGATGTTTGGCATCCATGAAGATGCATATCTCGCATACGACAATCCCGTTCCCGAGAATCGAGTCGCAGACTCTGCCGAGCGTGCAGTTGCAGTTGCGGGCGGTTGGCGCACACCAAACGAGGCACGACTCGAGGAAGGCTACGAAGCACTCGAGACACCGCACGCAGACATGCTGCACGTGAACGGCTTGCCACTTGGTGGTGTGCCTCCAGTCTCACCGTTCGGCGCACCTGCTCCGCTGCCTGCGTACGCAGCGGCTGCACCTGCACCAGTCGCTGAGCCTGCGCAGTTGCCACCGACTGCCGAGGTTGCGCAACCTGCAAAGGCGTTGTCCGATGTCGACACGACACCGACCGATGAGATGGCGACGCTCGCACTTCGAGGCCTCAAGTATCGTGAGGAGTTTGGTCGTGGTGGAACTGCCGTCGGCGTTGCACGAGCACGGGACATCGGCAACATGGTTTCGCTGTCACCTGACACGGTCGGACGCATGAACAGTTTCTTTGCTCGCCACCGTGTGGACCTCGACGCAGTCGGCGCACGATCAGGCGATGAAGGATATCCAAGCGCAGGTGCAATTGCCTGGATGCTTTGGGGTGGCGATCCGAACGATCCTGAAGGCGCAGGCGTTGCATGGGCTGCACGCAAGGCGGACGAACTCGCAAGCGAGAGCAAGGGCGAGAATGCAGTGCGTGAGAAGATGCGCATCAGACTTGCCGAGGTCGAGGGTGCAGCCTTTGCAAAGGCGATCACACCTGACCCAAAGTGGGAAGAGATCAACATGGAAATAGAAACGATGCGAGTCAAGACGGCGAATGCCGAACGCATTATCAACGAACTCGAGGAGATATTGAACGATGAATCCTGACAAACTCGCAAAGATCCGCAAAGCGTTCGACACGCTGAAATCCAACGAACTCCTGACGAGTGCGGATCTCTCGACCATCGGCAAGCAGGGCGAGCAGGGCGAGCGTGGCGCAGGTTTCCGTTGGCGTGGCAAGGCGTTGTCCACCTCGACATATCAACCGATGGATGTTGTGCACTACAAGCACAGTGCGTACGTGTGCACAAAAGAAACGAGCAATCTTCCACCGCTAGATGGATGGGAGGCACTCGTTGTCGGATCAGTCGGACCTCAAGGACTCGAAGGCAAGGCAGGACCGCAAGGCGTGAAGGGTGAGTCGATTGTCGGCGCAACTGGACCGCAGGGCAAGCAAGGACCGACGGGCGTGCAAGGTCGGCAAGGTGTCGCAGGCGTAAGGTGGGTCGGCAATTATGCGGCTGGTCGTGAGTATGAAATCGGCGATCTCGTGATGTTTGGCGGCACGGTGTTCCTTGCGTTCGAGCGCACGAGTTCCGACCCAACGACACTCAACGGGTGGGCTGCATTCAGCGCAAAGGGCGAGCGTGGACCGAGTGGATTCCGTGGCGAGGCGGGGACGATCTCGAACACGAGCGGACCGATCGTCACGACGAACACGACGGAATCGACGGCATCAACTACAGGTGCGTTGATCGTTGCAGGTGGCGCAGGTATTGGCGGCGACTCGTTCATCAACGGGATGATCATCGGGACACGAGGCACGGCGAGTTGCACGGCGATTGGAGCGAGTGCGCTCTTGTCGAGTACGGCTGCAAACTGCACGGCGGTTGGATCAAGTGCAGGATCAGGAAACACGCAAGCAAGTTGCACGGCTTTTGGCGTAAATGCGGCATTATCAAACTCAGGCACAAGTTGCACAGCGGTTGGAGTGCAGGCGTTGCAGTCAAACTCAGGCACAAGTTGCACGGCGGTTGGCGTAAGTGCGGCATTATCAAACACAGGCGCAAGTTGCACGGCGGTTGGCGTGAGTGCGCTGCAATCAAACACGGTCGCTGGCACAAGTTGCACGGCGGTTGGCGTGAGTGCGTTGCAGTCAAACTCAGGCGCAAGTTGCACAGCGGTTGGAGTGAATGCTGCAGCAAATAACACGCAAAACAGTTGCACGGCAATGGGAGTGAGTGCGCTGCAAACAAACACTGGAGTAAATTGCACGGCGGTCGGAACGAATACAGCACAATCCAACACAGGCGCAAGTTGCACAGCGTTTGGAACTTTGGCTGCATACCAAAACACTGGCGCAAATGTTACGGCTGTTGGCGTAAATACCCTCCGTGCAAACCAAGCGGCAGGCAACACAGCAATCGGATATCAAGCACTCTATCCCGCAGTTGCTTTGCAACCAAGCGGCATCAACAATACTGCGGGTGGTTTGACCTCGCTTGACGCTTGCACAAGCGGAACTCTCAATTCAGCGTGGGGCGCAGACTCGCTCGGCGCAGTCACAACGGGCGCAAGCAATGTCGGCATCGGATCGACTGCAGGAAGCAACCTCACAACAGGCAGCAACAACACCATCGTCGGCGCAGCCGCAACCGTGTCCGCAGTCGGTGACAGCAACTCCATCGTGATCGGCAAGTCAGCCGTGGGAATCGGCAGCAACACCACCGTCATCGGCGTGACGGCAACAACCGCTACGAAAATTTTCGGAGTGCAAGCGACAGGTGAAGTTGCGCCAACCGTTGCAAGCGCAACCACCATCGCACCGACAACGCAGATCGTGTTTGTTTCAGGCACAACCGCAATCGTTACGATCACCGCACCGACTGGAATTGCAAGCACAGGCGG